AGAACTTTTTAATTTGTGTAATATGAGTTTAATACAACAAAGAATTAAAGAGTTTCTTGAAAAGAATAATATGAAAAAGCTAAGACAAGAAACTTGAATATGATGTAAGGCTATTTACTCAATTAAGAACTGACATAGAAACAAAAAATATACAGCTCAAACTCTTGATACCTTGTATGAATTCTTCGAATTGAAAAAAGATAAGTTTTATAGTGAAAATATGAAAAAATGGTTAAAGAGTGATGAAAGTGTACTATGAAATTTACTTAAAACTAGAAGAGAAAAACTTAAATTATCAAAAAAAGAAGTAGCAAAGATGATTAAGTGAACTGAAAGAGAGATTACAAGGATCGAAGCTTGAGATGTAGCACCAAAGTTTAATTCATATTATCTAAGAGAGCTTTTAAAATTATATGGTTTTTCAGAACCTGAATGAAACCAAATTAGATGGTATGTTGCAAGTCTGCATGATATAATTGAATTAAATAGAAACCTTCATAAAAGACCTTGAGGGGAAAGATAAAGATTAGATACTAAATCTAGTCTTTATTTTTTTGCTAAAAATTATGTCAGATAAAATAAAATTATTTAAATCATGAGTATCAAAACAGATTGATGATAGATCTGATGAACTATTCAGTTCAAATGATTGAGTAATAGAACCTGAAGTATGATTTGATGAATTATTATATGCTTATGATAATAGTTCCATTATATCTTGAATTATTAAAAAAATATCATCAAAAGTAGATAGTTGATTTATAAAAACAGACAATGAAGAGCTAGATAATCTACTAGATAACTTGGATATTGATATCATAGCTCAAAACCTACTTACTTTTTGAAATTCTTTCTCAGAAAGACTAAAAAATGGTAATAAAGAGAGTTTATTAGAATTTGAAACAATTTTGACTCCTACAATCAGAAAATCCTCTAAAAACAACAAAAAAGTAGCATATTATCAAAGGTCTAAGAAGTGAATCAAGAAAGTTCCTTTTTCTAATGATGAAGTATTATTTTTCAAAAGATGATCACTTGGAGATAAACATTATTGAGATAGCTTATTCCATTCTTGTATTGATGAAGTAGTACTCTTAGCTTTTATAACTAAATACTATAAGAATTTTTTTAAGTGAGGAAATATAGAGCCAAATATCTTGTATGATGAACTTTGAAATTTAACAACTGAGCAAGTAGAAAAGATTGAAGAGATGATAAAAGATAAAATATCAGGAATAGATAATTCTCATAATACTTTATTTTTAACTTGAAAGATAGGAAAAATAGACCTATCAACAAGAATAGATCCTGATAAGTTTATAGCACTTAAAAGAGAGTTAAAAGAAGATATAGCTATATCAACAAATATTCCTTTTGACTTATTGTCTTCAAAGAATTCAAATAAAGCTACAAGTAATGTAGCTCTAGAGAGTTTATATGCTGATATTATTATACCACTTCAAAATAAAATATTAAGACAATTAAAAGCTCAGCTTCTATCTTGGAAAAAAGTAAAAGAAGATGATATAGTTTTAAAAGAAATTTCTGAAGATGAAATAAACGAGATTGATTTTAATAAAGTAGATTTGAAAAATTGAGTAGATGAAATGAAAATAGCAGTTTGATACAAGAAAGCAGGTATTACTACTGCTAATGAGCAAAGAGAATCTCTTTGACTTGATCCACTACCTTGAGGAGATGAGCTTTTAACATCATGATGATCAGAATTTGATAATAAAGAAGATATAGAATTAGATGAAGTAGAAAAAAGTCTAGAGAAAAATTACTCAAAATGGTGAAAATTTTTAAATAAAATCTGATTATGAAAAAACAAATAAAACTAGTAAAGAAAATAATAGATGATTTTGAAAAAGTAAAATCAAAAGAGTTTATGGAGTATTTCTATGACTTTATAAACCACTTTAATAAATATTTTGAGCAAGAAGCTAAAAAATATATAGAAGAACTAAAAGATAACAAGAATATTAAGAAATCTACAGATCCAAAAATTAATAAAGAATTAATAGAGAAACTTTCAGCTGTAGTTTTATTATGACAGTTAGAGCAAGAGCAAAAAAGTAAATTAGAGCTTGAAAATATATGACTTACTTTAGATATTTGAATAAGTAATGAATATCAGTTAGAATATGCAAAAAATAGAGCCTGAGAACTTATATCAGAAATAGATGATACAACGAGAGAAGAAATATGAAAAATAATAGAATATTGAATATCTAAATGAGATACTCTCCAAGAAATTGCTAAAAAGATTGATGATAAATTCTTAAAATATTCTACTTATAGATCAAGTTTAATTGCTGTAATGGAAGTATGAAATGCATACGAATACTGATCAAGAAAACAGCATGATGAATATACTAAAAATTTCTGAGTAACTTGATACAAAAGAAGTAAAACTCAAGGAGATAGTAATGCTAGAGAAAGTCATCTAAAAAATGAAGAAGCTTGATGGATAGCTAAAAATGAGCTATTTCCATGAACTAATACAGATCATGCACCTCATTGATTTAATTGTAGATGTTATACTGATTACAGTATAGTAAATCCTGAGAGTTGATTAATTGAATAATTATATTTTTTGAGTATTCTTATAAAGAATTTATTAATTAAAACTTATATTATGGATGAGAATGAAGTAATGAGAGAGGAGGTTGAGGAAGAATTTTGAATGTCATTTGATGATTTAGATGATGATGATATAGAACTACTTCACGATGCAATGTAATTAAAAGACCTTAAAGAGAATCAAAACACTACTAGACTATAAAGTAGTGTTTTTTTTATTTCCTAAAAAACTGTGATGATAAAACTTTTAAAAACAGATGATATACATAAGACTGTGAGTTTTTGTATTTTAACACCTGATATTGAGGATAGAAACTGAGATGTGATAACAGCTGAAGAAATAATAAAGACAGCTCATGATTTTGGTGCTAATATGCAAAACAAATTTTTAAATATAGATCATGAAGAAAATACTGAAATAGAAAAAACAAAATATCAATTTGTGGAAAATTTCATAGCTCCAAATGATATCATAGTATGAGAAACTATTGTAAAAAAATGAAGTTGGTATGTCTGAGTTAAGTTCTTAGATAATGAATTATACAAAAGTGTAAAAGCCTGAGATTTTGTCTGAGTATCAATGGAATGATATTTTATAGTTTAATAAAAACAAGATGCCTAGAGATATAAAAAATGTGTTTGTAGATGGAATTAGTCTAGTAACAAAAGATAACACACCTGCAGTAGAGCAAGCTGAGAATAAATTCGCATTATTTAAAACAGTAAAGAAAAATAAAAACAAAGAAAAATTAAACAAAATATTATCCAATTTGAAATGACCTTGAGGGGAATAATAAAGAAACTAGTCTGTAATTGTTTATATTTTAAATTTATTTATATGAAAGAACTACTAGAAAAATTTTTTGGAGTTTTTTCTGATGGTATATCTCTATTAAAAGAAGATAAATCAGAGGAAGCAATTAAGAAATTTGAAGAAGCTTCTGAAATGAAAGCTGAACTTTCTAAAGAGGTAGAAGATGAAACTGAAACTACTTCTGAGGAAGATGTAAAAAAGTTTTTTGAGTCAGAGCAATGAAAAGAAGCTATCAAAAAATATGTAGATATGTATTTATCTTCTGATGATGTAACAAATTTTATGTGACAACTTAAAGAATTAACAGGAGATATAGAAAAAATAAAAAAAGAAAAAGAAGAAGATGATAAAACAGTATCTGAAGCTCTAGATTCTACTATTGATAGAGTTGAAAGTATGGAAAAAGTTTTAAAAGATCAAAGGATCTCAAAAATAGATTAATTTTATATTATAACTCACTAAATATGCCTATACAACTAAAGAAAAGGACTAAAAAAACAGAGGATCTAAAAAAGGCTTTCACTTTAGATTCAAACTGAGTTCCTGTAAATTTCCATTGGAAAAATGATGAAGCTAAACAGTTTATTGATTATGTAAAAGATGAATCACAAGGATTACTAAAGAAATTCAGAGTGATTACAATGACATGACCAACAAAAGAAATTGCAAAATTGATTGCTCCTTGAAAATTTCTGATGCCTTGAGGTGCTGGTAAAAGAACTCATGGTCAAACAGGTAAAGCATGATATAAAGTGCAAACTGATTCAATATTTTTAAGTTCAAAGAAAGTAGAATGATTCTTCTACTTATCAGATGATGAAATTGATGATAACATCGAATGAAAAAGTTTTGAAGAACATATGAAAAGAATTATTGCTAAAAAGATTGCTAATGAGTTAGTAGAAACAGCAATATATGGTAGAAAACTAGAAAATCCATCAGCTGATAATTGAATATTAAATATGTTTGATGGTATTAAGTACCAAATTGAAAAAGATGGTAATGTGTTAGATGGATCAGATACGAATGTGTTTACAGGTAGAGATATTACTAGAAAAAAATATGTTCAAGCAAAGAAAGCCCTAGCTAATAAATATAAAAAAGAAATAGAATTCTTCCATGATCCTGATACTCAAATAGACCTTGATGAATTATATAATGATCCAAATGGTAATAGATGAGATGGAGAAACTAATAAAAATAGAATTGCAGGAACTAAAATTAATGAAGTATCGTTGATGATAAATGAGAATCCTGTAAAAACATGAGTTTCAGCTAATATTACAAATCCACAAAATGCAGGAACTTCAGGTATATTTATAGATACTGATTTAACAGGAGATATAAGTGCTGGAGATAGTATAACTGTAGATTATGGTAATGCTACTCAAATGACTTATATAGTAGCTTCAATAGATGCAAATTCTATTACAACAACTACACCATTAATCTATGATATAGAAGCTGGAATGAAAGTTGATAAAGTAATCTTAGATGGTGCTGATATTATAGGAACGAATCCTAAAAATGTAATTATCTGAATCCAAACTGACTTAAAACTTGAACCTGAAAGAGTTGCACCTGATGGATATAACTTCTGGTATAAAATGAAACTAGATATTTTAATAGAAAATCCTGAAGCTACAGTGCTTGTTAAAAATAATAAAACAACTTAATTTTTTAATATAATTTAATATGGTTAGAGTTATAAATAATAAAAATAGAATCTACAACTGAGCTAAAAAATGACAAATTTTAGATGTAGATAAATCAAAACTAGATGATTATTTACAAGCTTGATTCTCAGTAGTAAAAGAAAAGATTGAGAAGAAAAATATAGTAAAAAATGATAATCAGAGAACTTGAAAAGAGTGTAAAGAAATTCTAGATCATGCTTGAATAGAGTATGATAAAAAACTGAGAGTTGCTGAACTAAATAAACTAGTAGATGAATTTGAAGCAGGAAAAATAACTGATAATACAGATTCAGATACTACAAACTACTGAGAACTATTAGTTAATGAGTGAATACTAGATGAATCAGAACTAGAATGAAAAACAGATGAGGGACTTAAAAATTTAGCTACAGATAATTGATTAATATAACAAACAATGAATTATACTACTTTAAGTAGCTTAAAAGATAAGCTTTGAATTACTGATAATAGTAGTGATTCAAAGCTTCTTTTAATTATAGAGCAAGCTACGAATATGATAGACTCAAAAATATGATATAACTTGTGAAAACAAGATATAATTGCAAGAGTAGATGGAACTTGAAGTAATAAGATATACTTAGATCATAAAGCTAATAATATTGAATATATAAAACTTAAAAATGAGTCTTATAACTATACTGTAGATTACATAGATAATTATATAGTATATTTAGAAGAAAAGACTAGAAAATGAAAGAAAAATATAGAAATTAAGTATAATATTTGATTTGACACAGTTCCTTCTGACATAGAAAAAATGAGTTTAGATTTATGCATTAATTTATCAATCGATTTATGAATAAGTGGAGATAATAGCGAGAGTTTAGAGAATAAAAATATAAAAACTCAGAAGCTTGGAAGCCTTTCTGTGACTTACTTCTGAGCAAATGAAAGAGAATCTAACATAAAAGATAGATTTAATATAGCTATTCGTGAAAACTTCGATATGATAATTTCAAAGTATAAATCTTTTAAATGAATAATTTAGAAAATTTATGGCTTTTATAGATAA